CCGGCAGTGATATGATCGACAATGGATATCGGCCTTCTGCCATTCCTGCTGCTGAAGTTTGGGCTTGAGCTTTGTTTTATTTTCATTATTTAATACCGCCTTTCCCTTTAGAAACCTCTCCCCGTTTTTGTATTTCTTCAAGTGCATTTTTTAACACCCTTGGTACCGGTAATCCAGCTTTGCAAGCGTTCTCACAAATAGAAAGCCCTTCAATGCCTATATAAAACCCGATAACCACCTGGCGTAAAAGGTCAGTTCCCATAAGATTACCGACTGTATAAGCAGTACCTACGAGAACAAAAATGAACACCTTTTTGGCAACGCCCCGGTAGCCGATGCTTGAACTTAATTTTTTTTGAACATATGCCGTCAGAAAACCGCTGACATAGTCCAGTACAACTATCACCACCAAAGCTTTAAGGAAAACATCAAACCCTCCCAGTACAGCCCCGACAGCCCCACTGATTACTGCAGTTACGAATCCCACAGTCATTTTAAAATCCAGCCAGTCCATGGATTATAATCACCTCCTCTGTTTTTACACAAAATAAAAAACACCCCCTGGGTGCTTAAAATTATTCCACGTGAAATATTTACTAAGGCATAAAAATAACGCCCGACCCGGCGTTTTACTTACTGCACATTATAAGTCTGTTATACATCTACTGCTTCTGCGAACTCTTGCAGAGTCTTTAGAAACTCATAACCTTGTTTAATGAAATTTAAAGAACCTTCGCTTACACTTGGTCTAAAGGTATAGATATTTTGACATATAACATTTTGCTTTTCTGCATCATCATAAGCCGTAAGGGTTATTTCCTGGCAAAATTTTGTACCAGATAAATAATTTATTTGAAAATAGGCGCTAGGAAAATCCAATATTTTTCCTAATACTTTTTTGGAATAAGGATGTATTAAAGCCATTAGTAGTCCTCCTTAATTTAAAAAGCTGATAAAATATTACCATTCTTAACATAAAAACTCATAGCCCCGTCTGCTGTAAAATTTGCTATTGTGCCTTTTAGCTTAAAAATTATTTTATCATTCAGGAGACCGTTTGTAGTGTCTCTGAGCTTATTTTGCGTTGACTCAAATACGATATCAAACGGCAATTCATCAATGGTATTATTTACTACATAGCTTATATTATTTGATGTATGGCAAAATATAGGATTAAAAATTAATCTTAGTTGCGTTGTTGTGGTAAATCCACTAATAACAGTCAAATATCCTACAACCTTGCCCTTGTAGTAAACGCTCTCTGTTACATTATAAAAAATCTCAACATAAAATGTAGTTCCGATTATACCGCTATGACTCAAGGATGCTATGTCAATAGAAAAGTCATTGACTGCCACACCAAATTTATTAACGGTTTTTGATGGAATGGCTTGGAAAAACTTAGTAGTTAAATTTGTTATAGCGGAACCATTTATACACTTACAACCCTGCATATTTATGCTATAGGAATGGCTAGTAAAATTAAAAATAGAAGTTTCGGTTGAAATATTATCCGTAAAGTCATAGTAGCTATTTGCACCCGTTGTATAAATAGAACCGACATTTACCCTTGGTATGCTCAAATTTGCTGCTAATACATCGCAGAAGAAGTTTTTAGCTATTGTTAGGCCCATATGCTCCTTTGGGCCACCAGAGCAATCAATGTCATAAGGGCCTTTGTTGCCCTCAAAGTAGTTCCCTATTATTTTTGCAGAACCGCAGTTAGTTAGCACAATAGGAGTGTCTCTGGTTATACCCTCCAGGATACAACTAGAGATAACTAACCCAAATGTACAATATTTAATTATGTCGGAATTGGTTAATCTAATAAAACCACCTGCTCCCCACTCAACCAGGCAAGTATCAGCAACAAAATCATAGGCTATCTCTGCCTTAATCTGATAATCCATCATTGCCTTGAAATTACAATTGGCAAATTTACAACTCTGAATGTAGCTATCACTAAATAAAATAGTGTATGTGGCGTAGAAGTCACAAGTAATAAATAAAATCTGGATTAAATTATTACAGTTAAATAGCGCATGGGTAAATGCACTACCAACAAATTTCATGTTGACAAATTTCAAACCGCCAGCATTATCGATACTACCATCAAACATATACCCATCATAATTTAATTTAAGCCCACCACCACTATTGCGTATAACTATGTGAGGTTCTCGACCTGCAATTGCAACAACATGGTCAATCTCATAAATTCTACCTATCCTTATGCCTTTATTCAGCGTTCTGTCAGCATCGCATAGATTTATTGCTTTTTGCAACAAGTCAGCATCAGTTTCAGAATCGTTTTCCCTCAAACTGTCAGGTTCGATTTCTGTATGTTGAGCAACATCGGCCAAATGTGCGTCAAATTCAGATCTTACAACTAATCCAGTCGGCGGTATTATGGCAGAAATTTCACTTGCATTGCCGGTAACAACAATAATATCAAATTGATTGTTGACTATTGTTGTCCCGCCTTCCGCTGGCAAATAGTCAGCAGATGAGGTTGTAGATATAGCATAAAGTATTTCTCCAATATCCGGGTCATCAGCAAAAAGACCAATCTCGCGGACATAAAATCCTTGTGCCAATCCCTGGTTAGTAACGCTAGTTGTAATACGGTACTGACCAGCCCCCTCATCCTGGATGCCTATAATGTCTAATATTTTAAGTGGGTTGACTAAATCGTTTAGCCCCTCCAGCGTTTGTTCCTGACTAATTTGCCCGTCACCTATTTTTGCCTTGGTGAAGGTTAGGGTTATGCCGCCAGACTCAGCTTTACTTCGCAAATCCTTACCTTTATTTGTTATTATCATGCCGGTATAATTAGCCAAGTTATATCACCTCCTGGATAGCAGACTTATTCCAATATGAAATGACCGCCCCAAAATACTGGTTATTGTTAATATCACTAATAATAAAACTAACCGGGTATATTTCTGATTTCTTACCCTCGGATATTGCCCCGCCAAAACTTGATCCTATATTTACGGTGCGTTTTATTGTAACATCTTGCAGCCATGAGCGTGTATTTTTAGTGGCATCGATCATACTTACCAACCTGTCCAAGTCAGTGTCATTAGCTAGCGTTTGCTCGGTTTCTACCCGGAAGTGGTACGGATCCCCGTCGTATTCAAACCATTCTTTTACTTTCGCTTCTTTAAATATAATAGAAACAACCTGCTCCACAGCCCACTTTGTACCTTTATATTTGTGCCACGGAATAGCCTGTCGAACCAGCTCCCGTTTTTGCTCAATTGGTAAATCTGGTTCGTAAAAATCAACGTGTAATTGCCAAGCAAGCGAATCAACTATTTCTTCCGGAAGTTCGTCTAATCGGGCCAGTAAAGTACAAAGTGCAATATCAGCAGACACGGACTGTATTTCTTGGGAAACGGCTGCAGCCATGGCCTGCACCTGGGGGTCGTTCTTAATGCTCTCTGGCATTATATCTAGCAAGTTAATTGAGTAAATATTAGCCATTTTCCAGTCCCCCGTAAGTGGTTGTAACCTGGTTTTCTACCGCTACCTGGTATGATTGAATTGATTGGTACTCCGGCAATGTTACAACTACACGTTTTGCCCCCGCATTTTTGATGCGGGTTATTAGCTCTGATGAATCAATGCTTCTTCCTAATTTTGATTTCTGCCATGTCTTATAATCTGTTATTGCTTGCACAACCGCTTGCTGTATACTAAGCGCAGAACTGGAATTAACGCTATTAATCCAGTATGTAAGCAAAATATCATAGTTTACCTGTTCGGGTGCTAGGACCTGAACAAAATCAGTAAGCGGTCTGACTTTATGATCACTGCAAATATCTAAAACAGCGTCTAATATTTCTTGACCAGGTATTTGCCCGCCTTGTAGGAGAGGCCTAATTTCCACAGTTCCGGGAGATGGGCTATGTATCAAAACATCTATAATGGATTGACTTGCTGTTTTTGCCCAGTACTCATATGCTCCATTGGGTCCAGCTATAGAAAAGCTTTCCGGTGCCTGCTGTATGCGGGAAGCGTAGGAATCATCGTCCTCTACGTCTGTTCCTCCCTCGCTCTCGGTGACATTTTCAACCGATTGCACCCATTGCATAGGGTCTACTAACTGCTTTATCTGCCCCGGTATATATCCGTTCCCAATTGTCCCTACTTGTGTGCATTGACACTCTACATCGACATATATTTGCCCAGCTTGCACGGTTACATCCTGAACCGTGCCAAAAAAAACACCGTCCCCAGCTGTTACCCTGGTTCCGGCAGGGACTGTCTGCTGCACAATAGTAGATAGTGTAAAACGTTCAGTAGTCTTTGCATATGTAGCCTGCAAGCGTTCTGTTTGAGTCTGAACCCCTATATGGTCAAGATACTCACCGATTGAATACGCTAACAGGTTTTGTTTTGCCGAAAAATCAATTAAAGTCCTTTGCTGCACAATTAATGGAACTAATGCTTGCAAAAATAACCGTCTTGGATCAGCTTTACTTAGACTACTGCTAGTTAGTTGCTCATAGGTGCTTATTATGTCACTTTCTATTTGCTGGGCTGATTTTTCAGTAAACACCACATTGGGTAAATTAAACCGTGCCATCCGCAATCCTCACCCTTACTACTGGTTTTAAAACACCATTTAGAGCGTCGCCCCGGTATGTTACACTTACAACTTGCACTCTCGGTTCATATTCGCGTATAGCGGATACAATCCGGGTAGTTTGTTTTGCCTGAGCTATGTTAATTGGAGCGTCAATATCCGGACTCCAAGCAAATCCTCGGTTCATGGCACATGAAAATTCCGGAGTAGCTAATATGGTTTTGACGTTCTGCAGAATTTCTACTATCCCGGTGGCACCAAAATCTATTTGGGTTAAATCAGTAGTTACATCATATTCCACCTACCTCACCGCCTTACACATACTCTTTTAGTGTTATGTCAGCAATCCCTACCAAAACATTGCCATGATTATCTACCGTTTGCCAGTTTTGCCTTAAATCTGTTATTACCCACTTATCCACACCCAGGCCTTTGTCACCAATGATTAGTATTTCAGCCTGGCCGGAACGTTCCATGATGAGCAACCTTTCCATTTCTACCCTTGGATTCATGCCATACTGCACATCAAAACGCATAAAAAAGCTGATTGTGTCCAAACCAGGGCCAACAAATTCCGAAGGAGGCTTCTGATTTATTACTTCATGTTCTGACCAACGTCCTGCACTGCTGCGGGTAAAGTTGTCAAATGTACGAATTTTATCGAACGATACCTCAAAAATAATGTCTCCAAAACTTCCAATTACCACGTAACAATCACCGCCTACAAGGGTGGGGTTGTATTTCCTACGGGTGTGCCGTGAGTATGTGTTTTCAGGCTTTTGCCGTCAGCATTAACATCCCCCGATACATTTACATCACCGTTCACGACTATATTTATAGAACCTTTTATATCAATAGTCATGGTATGCGTCACTCTGTCATACTCAATTTTAGTACCATCCGGGAATGTTATATGTCGTTTATTTCCATCGGTTATCGGAGGCTTATCTTTCTCGGAATACAAAGAACCAAGTATAAAGCCCTGAGCGTTTCCGGAGGGAAGAAACAAACAAACAACGTGCTCCCCAGGGTCTGGCATCCAGTAATCTTTGTTTTGGAGAGAGCCCCTAACCAGGATAGGAAGATCAAACGACACTACCGCCGACCGATCTTCAAAAGCAACTCGGGCCGTGCATTTCTCCGGATTTGTGGAGGACACTATACCAACACGGATGAGGTTTTTTAATATTGGGTCCATTAGTATCCCTCCAAGCATTTCCTAAGCTCCAACTTCACCTCATACCCGCTTTGCTGTCCGTGTACGGCCTGAGTGATTATATATTTTCCATCGGATTTTCCCCAACCAGAAAGGTTTACGGTTAGTCCTGCCAAATATTTTATATCACCCATAATGGTCAGAGAAAATATCATACCATCTTTATTTGCTTCACGAAGCTTTTTTTTGGCTAAACGCTCAGCCTCAGCAACAGATTTTACACGCTCATTAACAACTAAAACCCGTCCAGTTTTAGGCGGGTTTGGCGGGGTAAACTCGTATTTAATACCCTCTTTTTTATCAGTGTCATGGTAATCCACCCGACATGATTTATATAACCCGCTTAGGGTTGTTCTGGCCCGGTACCTTTTTATTCGTGCCTGCCCTTTAACGATGGTGTCAACCGGATCCTGCTGCTCATATTTTGCTTCGTCGAATATGATTACCTGGGCATCAGAGACCTTTAGGGCAAGCCCAGCATCGTTGCAGGCGTTTTGTAGAAAAGCTAAATCTGATTGCTCCGTTTGTTCAATCCGGTCATATTCCGGATCATCGTCAGTATCAAAAAAAAGCTCTAAGCCAGCACCGCTGGCGATATCCTCTGAGATCACAGATAGCTTTGTTTTCTCCCATGCCCGATTTTTATTCTCTCCGCGCAGGGAAGAAGATTCTGGTACTGATATGGCTTTTATAGTCACCGCGGAAGGTGGTCCGGACGGCTCAACTTCGTCTATTTCAAATGCTCCGAATGATAGTTCATCTTTTTGCCCGTCCTGCTCCCAGTTTTCCCGAATTATTTTAGCTCTTAGCGTAGCCCCTTCATCCGGGAACCAAGGACCAGACCAAAGCTGTCCTCGGTCCTCCAGGTTAATTTGTAGATCGTCAGCTTGACCGCTCAGGTTATCGGTATATGTCCAGTTAATTAAATGTGTCTGTATATCAGTGGAAATATCTACGCTATCATATGTTAACTGTAATCCAACTCGCCTGGCTAACATTAACTACTCCTTTTCCAGGGCGGTAAGATTTGCGTAGTCGGAACGGTAATATCAGGAATGGTCAGACTGATATTGGCTGGGAATATGACTACTTCCCGGTACTCCGGGTTAGCTTCTATGAGTTCAGCCATATAATATTCACTGCCATATACCTTGTAAGATATTCCGTCCCACATATCTCCTTGAATAGTTACATAGCTAGTCAATACGCTACACGCTCCTTCTGGTGAATGACATCTTCTAGTCGGTCCATAAAACTTCGTTGCTGCTGCTGCAGTGCGGGCATAATTTCCGGGCCTGCGCCATGTATTACTGGGGCAAAAGTAACCTGGATATTTGTTCCACTACTAAAGCCAGACATTTCACCTGTACGTTCCCATAAACTTCTGGAGCGAGATGAACCGTCAATCGGAATGGCTGCTTCCAGCCCTGGCCCGTCACCGAATATAGACGGTCGGTTGGCAAATCCACCGGAGGCATATCGTTCCATAGCTTCGGGGGTTACACCGCCGCTACTGCCGCTTTTGCCACCCAACCAAGCCCAAAATGCCCTTAATTTATCCCAAAGACCGCCTACTTTTTGCCCGACAGTCTCAATAAATTGCGCTGCATTTGGGAAAGTGGTCTTGAATGAATTCCATAAACTGTCTACATAACTCCGAACGGTATCAAAGTTTTTGTAAAGTGCTATTCCTGCGGTAACTAGCCCGGCAATTAGTAAAGCAATTCTTAGATACGGATTCATGTTCATAGCTAAATTTAAAGCTCCCTGAGCTATAGCCCAGGCTTTAGTCGCGGCAGAGGCAAGCATCTGAGAGTTTCTCACCCTATCTATTATTAGTCTAACGTCTGTAGCAGTCATTCTGAATTGATTGTAAGCAAATTTCAAACCTAACCAACCAATTCTAAATCCTACTAAGGCGGCACCACCAGCAATGATTGCGTGGGTTAACTTTGGATGCTCATTGGCAAAATTAGCTACAGATAGAGCGGCCTGGTTTAACCCCTGAACAACAGGGGCTACCGATGGCAATAGCGACTCTCCTAGCGTAGCTGCGGTATCTTGTATTTGTCGGCCTAATTGCACCCAGGAGGCAGTTCCCTTACCGATATCGGTAGAGGAATCCACTACTTTTTGCATTGCTCCTGCTGTTTTATTTGCCGCATCTTCCGTAACGTTCATACTTAAAATAACCTTAGATGTGACGTCTTCCCACTGGGCACCGAAAAGAGCTACACCGGCCTGGTTTTGCTTGACCGGGTCTTTTATTCCTTTTAGTGCCTCAATGGTTACATTTAGTGCTTCTACGCCTTTTTCTCCACCAGCAGCAACCGCATTGCCCATTTTAATAGCGTTAAGTCCTGCTGATTCAAAACCATAGGCAGTTAAGTCGCTTTCGTCCTTAGCCCTGATATTAAACTCTTTTACGGCATCTGCAACTTTATCAAGGTTAAATGCCCCGGCGTTTTTCCCAGCTTCCAGCACAGCATAAAACTGCTCAGCGGAATAGCCAAGGCTCTGAAACTGCGGAGAATATTCGTTTAGCGTGTCTAAATAATCGCCTGCATAATTCAGTCCGTTCCTAAAACCGGCTGTTATAATGTCCATGGCAGCGATATTTGATAGCCCGTTAAAATTTTTTGTCATTGTGGTAACAATATTGGACGTTGCTGCAGCATCTTCTTCCCAATACTTTTCTATAGCAAGGGTGCCTTGTAAGATAGCTTTTTGTTGTTGGGCGGTCTCGTTTTTAATTATATCGGACATTGCGCTATAGGCTGTAGCAGTAGATCCTATATCTTCACCCAAGCCGGACAAGTGAGCAGAACGCACCGTAGACCAGGCTATTTGTGCTTGCTGTGACGTTAGGCTATTTTGAATTTCAATCTGCTTCATAACCTCTTGATAGCTTAATGCTGCAGCACCAACCGCACCAAACGGAACGGTCATGGCTGCAGCTTCTCCAACCTTGCCGCCTATCTCGTCGCGATCTTCTTCTAGCCTGTCGCGTTCTTGCAAAATACGATTTAGACGCCGCTGTGCCTCGGTAACCCTATCAAGCTCCTGCCTTGTCCTGCTCTGGTTGTTCGCGTACTCTTCGGCACTCATTTCACCGTTTCTATATGCTGCGTCAAGCCTCCGAAGCTCTTGACTTAGCCTATTTGCCGAAGCGCCAAGGGAGCTTACTTGACTGCTAGCACTCGAAAAAGCTGCCCGGAAATTACTCCCCATGTTGGCAGCTATCTGAAAGGCTATTTCGTATTGTCTTCTAGCTGCCATTTACCTATCACTCCCCAGCACAGAAAGCCATTCCACAACCTCGTTAAGCGGCTGTTTTAGCCAAAATTCGATTGATGTATTAGTTTTTTTTGATAATATTATTACTGTTTTTCTGAATTGCCGGAGGTCTCCGGATTTGGGGAAATACCTCCGAACAAAAAATTTGAGACAGCATTAATGACGTGCATGAAATCGGGGCCGCTCAGCCCTTTAATATCGTCAAAAATTACCCCGGACGCTTTGGAGGCCAAAAGAGCAGAAAAGGTCTTTGAAAACTGCACGTCCGGCGATACTTCTCCAAGCATCCGACACTGCCGCTCACAATCCAGGATAGCAGTACCGTCAATTTTATCTAAGTCAAGGATTATCTCGCTTATATTTTCCAGTGGCCTTATTAGTGTAATTTTTTTCAATGTCTTTCCTCCTATAAACCTAATGCGCTTCTGACCTCGGCAAGGTAGTCAACCCCGTCGATTACACATATATAGTTCAGTTTATCAATTTCAACTAATGTTTCTCCATTAACCTCAATTTTTAGATACAGCACCTCTACTTCCGTTGAGGCATCGGAAGTAGCTCCGGTTTCATGCTTGCCAGGGTCAACTTTTTTGGGTGTACCCTGTACAACAACCCTTGTTTTTCTGATTTTATACTCACCAGCACCTGCATCATATTCTTGGAATGCTCCGCGACAGTCGAACCGCATAGCCTTTTGCCTTAAGGTTTTTAGTAAATTTTTTGATAATGTCCGCCAATTTAGGGTTAACTGCATAGAACCAAAATGTCCGATAGTTGGAGACTCATATTCCCCTGCAATCCCCGCTCCCTTTACGGTATCTGACATATTTTCAATGCTCGGCAGTTGTATATCGGCCACACCATGCAGATCTGCAGATCCATCCATGTACACGCGAAAGGCTGTGAGACGTTCAGGCACAACATTCATTCATTTCACCCCTCCCTATTCAAACAGTGCATTGAGGTAATTTACATCAAACTCAAGCACAAATTCCATATCTTCAGCTGGTGTGGGTGGGGTCTGATAGACATGGAATCGAACAATGCCATTAAGCAAATCAGTAACTGGGTTTTCATCCTGTTGGAATTCAACACGCCCCCCAAGCAATGCTCCTCTGGCAGTTAGACCGTTAAGCCAGATGTTCAACCCGTCCACCACAGTGTCAATGAGACGCTTGTTAGTGGGGTCGTCAACCTTCTGCCAGTAGGTCAGGATAATGGTATTACCCAGCCAGTTAAACATCCGGCGTACAGGGATAAAGGAGTCCTTCACGTCCGTGTTTCCAGGATAGGCCCCAGTCCTGTTTCCCCAAAGTTTCCATCCACCGATAAAATTAAGAGCTGTTACAACGCCCTCACCGTTTAGATATGCAGCCTGACTTGGATCCAGCGTTACTTCTGCGCCACTTGCAATCACGGCACCATTTGCCTGCAAGTTCTTGTTCGAGGGACTGACATAGGGAATATCATCGTTTTGACCGTCTGTTTTACATACTAGCCCAGCAAACTGGGTGGAAAGGTGATATGTTTCATCTCCCAGTTTTACTTTCGGCCAACAAACTACCTGTAAAGGGTCGGTGTAGTTATTATCATTTTTCCAAGCCGGTACTTCAGTGTATAGGTCAGCGCCTTCGGCAGTATCATCGGCGTCGGTGACCGCTATTGCCTTAAACAGACCGTTTATACTTCCAGCCTTTGCCTTCATTACGGCTGCTACAGCCGGGTCATGGCTCCAACCAGGTGCTAAAATTTGACCGGGAACCAGGCGGAATAAAGGAAATACTTTATTCACTAACTCCAGGCCGTTATATGCTCCGGTTGTGGCATCCACGCCACCGATAATGTCGTCACTATCAACTGAGGATGGGTCAAGCTTGGAATAAGCTATATTCAAAGTCGCCTGATTTTCTAAAATTGCGCCTCCGGCAATCGGGGTAACAACAACATACCCGTCATCGTTAAAAGCTGCTGTGTAGTCCGTATCCTTGACCAGTGCTTGTCCGGCTGCGGTAAGCTTAACTACGACAGTAGAAAGTAAAATTCCGGTTACTTCGATAGTCACCACGCCACCAGAAACAGCTATATCAGCAGCGGCAACAGCCTCTTTGTGGACTGAAGGGTCAAGTACGTTAATAAAGACCACCGGAGCCACAGCGAAAAGAGCGAAATGAGACTTGATAAACTCACAAAGAGTGTACTTTTCCCAATCCTTAGAATAACCCAAGGCTTTAACGGCTTCGGAATAGGTGTAGGCCAACATTGGTTTATTAAAGTAACTTTGATCATTAGCCAGGTTAATGGGAGCTGTACCGATAACCACTGGCAGTCCTGCTGCTACCTTAACGGGCGGAATAATAGAGGTAGGAACCTCTGAAATACCTACACCATGCTTATATGCCACTACTTAACACCTCCTCTAAAATATTCGATTACCTGGCCGAACCAAACATTTTCCGATGATCCGGCTTTTGATATTGCCTGCATTGTTTTATTTAGGTTACCAGTAGGCACAAATAACCGCTTGATGGCCGGACATTGCTCAAAATATTTACTCAAATGATCCGGCAAGCCGCCTCGATAAACAGTATATTGGTTTAAAATTCCCCTCGGCAATGTCGGGCCGCAATAAATTAATGGTGTTTTTTCATCAACTGAAGGCATCTTTTAGATATCCCCCTTCTTCCTGAATGGAGGGAATTGTTATATTTAGCGTCAAAAAAGCAACCCACTCAGGATATGGCTGCTCCTCCGGTAGTTCAGTTTTAATCGGGTATTCGATTTTAAAAGGCCCGCCTATGAAACGTTGTTTCAGGAGAGCCTCTTTAATACGAGTAATAACATTAACACAATCCCGCCAGCCGCCCTGCTCGTCCTCGCTATAGGTGCCAGCAATAACTCTAACACTAGCCATAGAGCCTTGCCCTGTGTCGGTATCGTTTAAATAACGAACAATCACATAGGGAAAATCAGGTACTGTTTGTTTTTCCTTAGGCTTTTTTTCTTTTAAATAACCTGAGATTACTTGCGGAGCCTTCTTAATTCCCGGTATATTTGATTCAAGCTCAAAATTAACTACCACCGGCTTAATAAAATCAATCAATTTGTCAACTAAAATAAGAGGTGTCATTAATTATCTCCTAACAGGCGATCAATTTCGTGGTTAAGACGTTTTTCGAGGGTTTCCTGTGCTTTACTTTCGATATATTCCCTAACTCCATCCTCGCCTAACATCTGCGGTACTGCTGGACCGTAGCGCTCGACTATCGGAAATCTTGCCCTACCAACACGGTTATAAACACCGATTCTACCGTTACGCATTTTAGCAACAAACGCACCCATAATGGTACCACCTTCGCCCCGTTTTACCCTGACGATAATCTGTTTTTTTCTTTTGGGTTGTGGATTTTTGGGGTTTACTTGGAATTTTATTACCGGCATAGCCGAACCTCGGGAAACAAATTCAGCCATAAGATCGCTAGGACTAGACTTTTTTACCTTTACTGTGTCCATGATATCTTTATTTTTAATATAATATGTTTCGCGTACCTTCCGGGCTGCTTCAGTTTTTACCGAATCAATAGCCCGGTTAACGGCACGAGACACAGCCTTTGGGACAGCACCAGGTATGTGGCCTAAAAGCCTTCCTATATTCTCCATTTGCCCGACATCGAATTCAATCATGACTCATTAGCCTCCAGGGTGATTTCAAGTATACCCATAACTTCTGTTGAGTCGGAAACTAAATACAACTCTCCATTTACCCGGATATGTTGCCCGGAAACAGGACGATCAGGTATATCAGAGGCTTTTATGAATAGTTTTTTCGCATTACTAAAAACACCGTCAACCGCCTGCCCTTTTTGAAAAATATCGTTGTCAAAAACACAGGCAATTTGCTCTCCGTCAATATCGTGTAGGTCGGCAAACTCGTCCGAATTAAGAAAAACGCCAATATCCTGCTGGATCTGCTCTTTGAAGCCCATTACTTACCACCTGGCCTAATTAAATCATCAATATTCATATTTAAAAGGTCTTCTTCGTTATCTGTTGATGTATCTACTAAATTTTTTACAGCTTTTTCATTCAGATTTTCATTCGGATTTTCATCATCTTCAGACTCATTTTCATTGTTTTCAGCTGGTTTCCCGGTGTTTTCCGACCTATTTTCGGTGTTTTCTTCCTGTTTTTCAACCTTAAACGGTACATATTTTTCAATAGTACCCTCTGAACCGGCAATTAAACGGGTCTCTTCCTTCTTAGAGAGGCCCGTAATAATTTGACCTCCAGGTTGACCGGGGCCGTAGACAATGCCGTTGCGCCTAACTTTAAAACGCTTAACGATAATCATTATTTCACCTTCAGTGTATACCAAGAATCAACGTCATCCGGCTTCGGTAACGGACGAGATGCGACACGGATCATCCTGGAATCATCACTTGTACTTGTCCACACCTTGGGAATTCTGGTGCCTTCATAGGTATGGAAATCTTGATCGCTCTGCTCAACCTGCGTTACGGCCCCATAAAGCATAGAGCCAAGATTAATGCGACCCATGATTAGGTGGTCATCAGGAATCATAGCAGTAGAAACTCCATCATCATCGAGGAACCACTCATCATAGGTATAAAGCTCCAATCCTAATCCTGTTAGGGTACCAACATAGGTAACGCCATCCTCTTTAATCCTTGGCTTAACATTAATCATGCCAATTGTCATATTGCGGACATCAAGTAACTTCTGGATTTTAGGATTATTAATAAACAAATCGACAACATTGCTGGCCATAACTACTATATTGGGACTCATGCCAGTGGCCTTGATGATTTCAAGACGGATGCGCTTAAGATCTGCATACATATCGCAGGTTTCAGTATTCCAGGCATCTGCTCCAGACAAAGTTTCTTTGTTGGTCAGGTTGAAATCAATCACATCTTCTACATAGTCATTACCGCCAACTTTATCTACCCACCCCTTGATTGTCGCTGTCCCACTTAAAAGTATCTGGCGACAGAGCCACTCTTCGCGGCGGGTAATCATCTCGTCCAACTCGGCGAGGTCAGCGGCCAAAAGTTCCATGGCCCTTTGCGCTGGGGTCCTTGTGCTATAGATGCTTTCTCCAAGCATACGATTGGTAATATCGTTTTTAGTAATCGGTCGCTGGGGAGCAACGTATGGCGTAGTGTAAGTGTCAGTACGAAAGCCCTGACGATCAACAGTAATACCTCCCTTTGTTCTTGCCACAAAAGGGGCCATTTTGCGCTTACCTTTTTTAAAGTCAACGTCTACTTTTTCAGTAATAAAGGTAAGGGGGTTGGGGAAAAATGTGTCACGCAAAAAGGTACGTACAGGCAACATCTTTTCAATGGCCCGCAGCATTGTTCGGGTTTCATAAATATTAATAGGCAAATTAGTTTACCTCCTTTACTTTCTTAGTAGGCTATATTATCGCTTAGGATAATGCCGAGTTTTCTAAGTGTTAATTCGTGGTCATCGGCAGTATCGTCGCCGCCAAACGTAAGCGCCTGGCGGTTGAAGTGTCCACTGGTGTAAGCCTCTACTACTACATCAGCATCCGTTGTATCTACTTCAGTAACCAGCATACAGTCTGCCTCCTGACTGCCGTCCACATTGACATTATTTACTATCTTGAATTTGCCGCTACCCGCGGTTACCGTAATTGTGAATTTGTCTCCCGCGATAAAGTCAATGGCACCGTCGTTAATAGTGAAATTAATCGGCCCGACATAAGCAGTTCCCACCATAGCGTCATTCATACGTACACCATCCTGATCAATAATCCGGAATGTGCCCCCGTTCTCGGCTGCGGTAATGCATTGTAGGGTGTAGGTGCCGAGCTTGGCCGCGGCACTGAGAGAGACTTCTGTAACAGTTCCGTTTCCGGTATTACCGGCATTGGCAGCCGGGCTCCCGATAGTCTTTGTGATTTTACCCAGAACCGTCCCGCGCTTGACGATGCCCTGACCAGTAAGTAAAGTAACTGCTTTAACTAATAAAGGGACGTCATTACTAGCAATAAGATTATCCGGAGTATAAGTATCAAGAGTACTGTTTAAATCCATTATTTGGCCCTCCTTTTGTTGGCGAATGCGGCAATGTCATCGACGGCAGCCGCCTGCTCGGCCTGTTTTTTCTCATCTTTAGTGCGCTGATCTTGTGGATTTGCGCCAAGGTTTTTCGCTCCAGAATCGTCGTTGTCTTTAATCAAATCTTCCATGTACTGACGTCCCTTTCCAGAATCTGCTCTAAGAGAATTAAACGCCAACTGCTCAGCTGTCATAGGCTCTGTGTACTTTGCCTTATTGACTAATTCCGGATTAATGATTTTGCTGATTTCATCAATGGCTTGGATGCGTTCACGTTCGGCTTTAGCGCCATCTATAACACCTTCCGCTTTTCCTGCTTCCCTGGCTGTAGTTTCTGCCTGTGCAACCAGATCGGGAAAAGCTTTCCTTAATTCTTCTACATTTTTAATTTCCAATTTGGCGTCCTCCTTTGTTTGGTTTATCAAGCCACCAACTTTATGCGACGGAATGGGTACCTCAAAACTATCATCTCCTGATACAGCTAATAGTGATTGCTGTTTACCAGGAACAAAACCAAAACTTGGTATTTGTTTATCCTCAAATTGCCCAGAAGGATTTTTAAGAAAATTACGCATTTTATTAATAACTTCCGGAGGCAGTACCAGTGTACTATTTAAACTTGCAACTAACTGGTTATTTTCATCAAACATCACTTCATCAGCAAAGCCATATTCTACGGCCTGCTGAGCATTGAGCCACGTCTCTTTATTCATCAAATCAAGAAGTTTCTCTTGCTCCATGCCTGTTTTGAGCATATAGGAATTCGCTATTGATATGTTATAATTCTTTAAAACTTCTGCCCTGTGCTCCATAGCCCGGTAATCACCGCTTGCACCAGAAGAAACATTATGCATCATAAATTGTGCAGTTGGTGAAATCATAACTTTTTTACCAGACATAGCAATTACACCGGCTGCACTTGCAGCCATACCAACAATTTTTACAGTAACGTTTCCTGTATAAGCTTTTAAGGCTGTGTATATTTCAGATCCAGCGTATACGTCTCCGCCACCACTGTTAATCTCTACCTCTAAATCTTCTCCGTTAGCTTCGATTAACGCTTTTTCCACATCTTTAGGGCTAGTAGCTTCTATTCCAAACCATTCATAAATCCACTTAATATCACCAGAAACTATGGGACCCTTAATTTGTACCTTTGCCATTATTGTCACCGCCTTTTTACTTAAGCCATAATGTATATCTGACTTCTTCGTCATCCTCAGAAGTCAACTCAAAACCGTGTTTCTCTGCTAAATGCCTTGATGCTTCATTGGAGGGGCTTGTTATCCAAAGTATTTTTTCAATATCAGATAACCTATCTGGTGCATCGCTAACTGCCTGCTCAATCATTTCATCAGCAATGCCTTGCCCGCGATAATCAGGATCGACAGCAAAATTAAAATGACCCTTTTTACCCGTTGCTCTATTCTCAATAAAACCTACAGACTTACCATCTCTCTCAACGATATGCCTGTACTGAGCATCATCATAAAAATATCTTGGTCCAAGTTCTGCTTTATCTTTCTTAGATAAAGTACTTATAACCTCGTTAACTTTATCAAGCTGGTCATTATTTGTGTCATTATTGCATTTTTGTTTGACCTTTCCCAAAATACACGGAATATTTCTGTTTTCTGTAGCTATTTTATTAATTGCACCGACTATAGCGTTTTGTTGATCACCTTGCTGTAACAGCCCTGCCTTTTCCATCATGGTCCTTTCCAGTTCTAGCTGCTCAATGTTGCGGTCAAAATCCCCACCATTCATCTCCATGGTTTCGCGTTCCCTGGTTGAGAAGCAATTTTCCACCCGTTTCTGAGCAGCTATTACTTCCTTTACTGGGTCAAGCTGCCCAGGTGCCGGGCCATGCCACTCTGCTCTTGCCCAGGCCTTGGCTATTAGCGGGTCATTGAAAAACCCAGGGGCCACTATTCTCCCCCGGGCAACTGCTTCGGATAACCATAATTCATAAACAGGCTGACAGAAGTCTGTAGCAAACCATGTCCGGCGCATCCGAAATGATTTCCAGGCTTCAAGTAGTGCGGCGCGACTGGCAGAATAAGACGCTGTAAAGCTTTTCAACAACAGTTCATAAGGTATCTCCAGCGCGGCCCCGATGTGTCGTGACATAGCTGTGACAAAAGCATCAAAATTAACTGACGGCCTTTTAGGATCCGCAACTTCAATGCCGTACCCAGGCGGTAGTGAGTTAATTGTTCCTGCACCTAACTCAAAGTCGTTTGGATCTACGCTAATTTTTTCTTCTGGCTGGATAGCCTCGGCCAGTCCGAAGTCAGAAACTGGCGTTTCTCCCTCTTTGATAAACACGGAAAAAAATCCCGTGATAATGGCTGCCATTAACTCTGCTTCTGTATACCGACCAATCTGTTTAATATGCTCAAGCACTGGAGCTAGATACGGCACGCCGCGATACTGCTCACAGCGCTCAGAGTCCATGATCTGAAGTATGTTAGGTTGGCCTGTGCGTTGCCCAAAAGCTTCTACACGGTTCCACTCATACTTCCAATACGGGTTAGCTGGATCATAATTATAGTGACTTGCGATATGGTAGGCTACCACCGCACCATTATCATCTATTTCGACACCGCTATAAATACGGTTGCCGTTATCTTTGTTTTTCCCCTGGATACCGTATAGAGAAAATGTGTCCGGCGTACTCACTCGGTCAGCCTCAAATAGATGTAGTCGAATAGAGTAAGGGAAGTATTGTTGCGGTTTTCCTTGCTTTATAGCTACCCACCCATCACCGTTTAACAGATTTGACATAAACAAAATAGACTGCATCTCATAGAAATTATTTAGACGCAGGGCGTCACAGAATTTCGAATCTGCCCATACTGAGAACTCGCGTTCTGTATCCCTCTCCCATCGATCCGCTTGCTCACGACTAATGCCTAGAAACTCATAATCAATTTTACCTTTCAATTTTAGACCAGCGCCGATGACATTTGTCCTAGGGGTAACGATAGCCGATCGGCCCAGGGCGCCGCCCATAAACAAATCTCTTGACCGCTGTCGAAGGGTATTTAGATTCATGTCGATATCAGCCTGGGGACTACTCGAACGGGCACGCCATCCCTTCATTGACTTTTTATGAACCGATGCGCCTGACTCAGAATAACCTGCGTTCATGAATTGCATTGTTTGTCGGGCTGCCTGACGCCTTAAGGCTTTTTCCGGTGCAAAAAAAGAGACTAATTTATCAACTACATTCAATATCTCACCACCTAAATATCCCTTAGGACAACACGCCTTGCCCGGTTTGCTGTGCTACCACTTGCCTTAGCTTCCAGTGTCTGAATATGGCCTTCTAGTTCTTTTATAGCAGAACGTATTTGCGCCAGGTCTGCACGTTTTAAGGAACGCGAACCAATTGTATATTCTTGCCCGGTTAATACAGCCATTTCAGCTTGATGGTAAGCGGCAAGGCGGTCTTTGGCTATTTGAAGTCTGTCTGTGGACATAAAATCACCGTCTTTAATAATAATCGGAGGTTTTTTTGGCGCTTCCATAACGCTTTTTAGAGGTTTTACTCGCTGGTTTAGGACTGCCTTGCTGTCCGGAACCAACCTCTTTAAGCCGTTTTTCCAGAGCCTCAAAGTTTGGCTTAAGTAAACTTAATGCTGCTAGGTTATAGACCCGCAGGTCTAAAGGCTCATTTCTTTTGTCTTTGGCTATGTTTTCCCATGCAGTTATTGTCCGACCCTTCTCTTTTCTTATGACCTGCTTCTCAGAAATTAAGCCTTTGAAATATATTTGGTCATATCCCCGCTCTTCTTGGAGTGGAAAGTGGCAATACTTCGGGCCAGGTTTTTTTATTTTTAGTCGCTGCATGGTAGACGTTTTCCCTGAGTCTACGCCAAGCATGATTAGCGGCAGCTTATATTTATTATTTCTTGATATTTTATGTACCAGAGGTATTCCGGAACCGCCCTGGCCCTTAATCGGAAATACTCTTTTCTGCAATCTCTCACCGCAATACTTGTAAACCTCTTCTGTAAAGTGACCGCCTGAGTCAATGCAGGTACAAGCTATTACCAAACCGGTACTATCTGAAAAATTCCATACCCTAGAAAGTTTATCATCCAACATAAGCCAAGTCTTTTTGTCGTCTGGCTTACCCCAGATGATACCTTTTTCAATTCCCCAAGATTCCTCTCCATGGCCCCAGCCGATTACCTCATATTCCAGCCTGTCATTCTGAGTATCAACGGCCATCGTGAGAATTAAGACGCCATCGGGGAGGTCGGCTTTATATTCTTCTCGCCGGTCAAGTAAGATGCTCTCGTCGTCAATTTCTCCACGCTCTTCCCATGTTTCGCCAAGGACAGTATTGACGAAAACCTTAAACCGTTCCGGGTCGTTCTTTGACTCTAAAAATTCCTGGATGATTCTTTTCCAGGAATACCAAGGCGACACAAAAGAGTTCATCCTAAAACTTCTAATACCGTTCTCTATGGCCATCGGATTACCAGCAATCCACGTAGCCGGTAGTTTTTTCGCTGCGTATTCGTCGTATTCTGTTAGGCAGGAAGGGCAACGCCATTTTACATCGTTCACGGTATATATTATTTTGCGGTTTTTTTCGTGCTTTTCGTAATCAAACTGAATGTCACGCAGTGTTATAAAGTGGTATTCTCCACAATGAACACATAGCACACACCATTTTTCCTGAGTGCCAACTTCATATTCTTGCTCTATCCTGGAAACTCCCTTTGTGGTAGGCGTAGAAACGAATATTTTTTTGCGATTCCAGAAGGTTGTTGTCCGTTTCTCAGCCAGGGCAATAGGATCGCCTTCACCACCGGCACTGTCGGGGTATCTGTCAACTTCATCAGCCAGTAGAACCCGAATAGGTCGACTGGCTAAACCAGCTGGACTATTTGCGCCACCCATAGCCAAAAATCCACCAGGAAAAACTTTCATCAAGATCGTGTTATTTAAGTCCCTAGTTTTTGAGTCAGCTACCTTAACTGCCAGGGCTTCGGTATCGTTTATCATCGGTGTAATACGTCGCTTAGAATAATCCTGTGCTACTTCAATTGTTGGCTGAATCATCAATAGAGGACCCGGATCAATATCTATGAAGTATCCTAAAGCGTTATTGATTATTTCCGACTTGCCCACCTGGGAACTGGACATAACAATAACTTTTTCAATCTTTGGGTCTGTGATACAATCCATTATCTCACGCTGATAGGGTGCCCTATCTGTACGCCATTGCCCTGGTTCTGCAGCATTTTCCGAAGACAACTTCCGGTACCGGTCGGCCCAATCGCTTATAGTGAGCTTTGGCGGAGGGGCTACCGTTTTAATTATTCTGCAATATAGTTTCGTCGTCTTCTTCTTCAATAATCTCACCCCCAGCAAACATGGCCGGGTCGTATTCGCTTAGCTCAGTCAGAGCTTCCAACAACTCTGTATTTATTATCTCGCTTATTTCAGCCAGATTCGTAACTCCAATAACTTTTGGAGATACCTTTTGTGGTATTGAAAGTATACGGGTTCTAAATGTCACCAACATATTAGTCATAACCAGTTCTATGTCGGCGGCATCATGCATCTGATTTTTTAGTTTGGCCAGCTTTATCTCGGCCGTTTCACGCTTGGCTTTTTCGTGTAGGGCTTTCTCTTCCCAATACTGGGCTGTTGCTCC